TAATTGGAATGTAATGTTTTCGTTAAATTCTTCAATCATCTCTCTGTAGTCAGCAGCATATATCTTTATAGGCTTCTTAGCGTCAGCAAGCATTTGATCAACATAATCCTCGCCATACATCTCTTGCATATACAAAGTGTACTGCTGTGCTGCTATCCCATGCGCCATACCGAACTGGTTGCAGTAAACACATTGTGGATGTATATTTTCTTCGACTAAGGCCCAGTAGCTACTAGAACCTTTTGGAATAAAGTGACCACCTTGCATCCCATCATTCCACTTCTTAGTAACGCCACAGCTAACGCAAGTACAGTAACCGTTATCATCAGCCGCTTTAAGTCTAACAAGCTTCTGGATAGCTTTCAGGGCTTCCTTGCGTAACTGCGGAGCAGTCTTAGCTTTCTTTTTCGCTGCCATGTTTATTCTCGACCTCATACTCAATGCTGGACTTAACATCTATGTAATCACAAGCGCCATCAACGACTAGATTACAGAAATATCCTAACACATCGCCATTGGTGTTGCGTACTGCGCTGCAAGCGTAACCACAGGTAGGGCAAGACTTTATCGAGTTCATGTCTCTATCCCATTCTGGCATCCAGCTTTATCGTACACTTCAGATAACAGCCAAAAGGCTGGATCTTGGTCAGGTGTAAATTCAGAATCTTCGCTCGTATACTCAAGCTCAAAGCTTGCTATCAACATTTTAGGGCTAAACCTTTTCCACTTCTTGCACTTATCTAAACCTTGAACCTTTCTCATTGTTATCATTGTTGTTACATGAGCATCAGCAACACCCACAAAGTAACCTATACAAAGCGATCTAGTGTCTTCAGACTGACAAGAATCATAAATACTCTTAGCGTCTATTGCGTGAGACTTGCTAGAAACGCCTACAAGTATGCAAGCAGTTAGTATTAAACCTATTGTTCCGTATTTGTTAAACATAATAATCTCCTTAGAATTAGTTAGGTGGTGCTCTCTTTAAGGTCAGCACCGTAACCCTTTAAGTAAACTAGAAAGGCATATCGTCATCGAAGTCGTCAATCGCAGCCTGTGGAGCTTTAGCTGGCTTTGCTTGCTCTTCTTTAGCCTGTACGCTAAGACTTAACGCAGGAGCCTTGGGATTATCTTTGTTACCTACCCATGCACTCAACCAGTACTCAACACCGCCTACATTGATACTACCCTTGTACTGCGGGTGCTTTTCGTTTTGGCGGTTCTCGTTCTTCCAGATTGCGCCTCGGTTTGTATTATCGTATTCACTCATAATGTTTCTCACTCTAGTTAATTAAAAGAATAGTTGACTGCTAAACTTGCACCAGGCCAACCAACTAGCGAAGGAGGAGGTGTTTAGCGACCTTTATGATTCCTTAGCTGGACACAATCTCTACTATTCGTAGAAACAGCCAGCAACTTATTACTGCCAGTGCTAATATCTTAACGTCTTCTAAATCCATCAAGCCCCCTTAATTAGTCTGCGTTCTTCTGTTGTTAGAAAAGCAGTAAAGCATTTACTTGGTGCTACCCACATAGCTCTTTGATCATCCTCTGGTATCTCACCGAATGCTTCTTTAGCCAGTGCAACGTTGTCATCAGTAGGATCGTTTAACACTTTGCGAATGTACTTTAGAGAATCAATGTGAGCCTCTACTGCTTCAGCACACAGCTCTTCCCTAGACTTCTCAACTGGCTTTCCCCGCATCATCGCAGCCTCTGCATCATCGTCAGCAGTAGGAATACCTGCCATCGCTTGTAACGCATAACGTCTAGCGTAGGTTATTGCACTACCACCACCTTGCGGATCTTTCTTAGCAAGTGGTAAATAGAACTCTGACTCTAACCATTGACCAGATGAGTGCAGTAGAACTGTTACTACGCCTACTCCACCACCACCTTCAGATGTTACTGGGAACTGCGAATAAGACAAACCATTATTAGCGAATGGTTCTTTGATCGCTTTGATTACTGATGTTAGATCAGCGTAGGATGATTTAAAAAACGGATTCTTAGCGTCTTTAACTGCACCACCCATCTCTGCCTGTGCCTTGCACAATGCTGCTGCTAACTTATCTATACTTTCACTTTTCTTCATTATCCTCTCCTATCTTATGTTTTAAATGCGTAGGCTCTCCGTCCTCTCCTTCGCACTCGTTATAAACTTCTATGTAATCATATTCTTCAATTGGCTCAGGCGTAATAAAGACTATCTGTTCACTTTTCTTCATTAGTCTCTCCCATCATATACTTTAAATACATTGCGTCTTCATCAATCACTGGCACGCTAGGTTTAGGTAAGTATTTACCATACTTCTCGTTGAACTCTCTTATTGCTGCGTCAGGTACGATTATCTTATTCATTTTCTTCTTCCTCAACTTCTGGCAAACAATCTTCGCAAACCCAATCCATCGTCTTAGTATTAGAGCAAGGCGACCAATCATCGTCTTTTAATTCATTACAGTTATCACAAGTATACATAGCCATTAGAACGGAACCTCATCGCTATACTTCTCGTTTACTAGCTTCCACACTTCGTAAGCCATCGCTTCCATAGCTTTGCCGAACTCGTAACCGTTAGGATAGTTTTGATCTCTAGCGTAGTGAGCCATGTTAGACATAAGCTCTGCCTCAACAAAACCTTCCCAAGCTAATTGCGATTGTGCATCACCTGGTGATGATTCGACTAAGTAACCTTGTTGATCTGCCAATTCTTTAGTTTTCATATCACACGCTCCAGATAGTCAGAGATAAATGAGTTAAGAAGGTCTTTCATATCAAGTGGAACTGCGTCAGCCTCACGAGTATACAAAGTACGCAACCAGTGGTGGATTAAACCGTTGGCGCAGATATATTCTTCTAAGGCTTCGTGAAACGCACCATTGTCAACGTCAGAATCTAAGTAACCATTAAGGAAATCATACTTAATCTCTTTGGCGTTTATATAAGATGGTGGTTCTGGTGGTGCTACTCGTGCGGGGTTGTCTGGAATGTTGTTCATGCAATTTTCCTCCTCAAGAAATTGAATGTTAATCATAGTACAACTATACGCAAAAACAAATTAATTTTTTGTAATTTAAAAAGTTCTTGCTAAATCCTATCCTGTAAGCTAGATTTCAATCTCCAACAACAGAGAGGTATTTATGAAAACAAGTTACGAAGACATTGTAAGTTTTTTTGGTTCTCCCAATGAGGTCGCAGAATACTTTGGGATTAAAGTACAGGCTGTCTACCAATGGAAAGACGAAGTGCCTGAGCAGCGACTACGGGAGTATAAACTAATCAAGGAGCTACGAGGTGAATTATGTCAGTCGAACGCCTAATCGCTAAGTTAGCTATGGTTAAGGAGGTTAAACCTCGCGGGAAGAATCAGCGGTCATGGATTGCTTGTTGTCCTGCACACGATGACTCAAGCCCATCTTTACAGGTTGATGTTGGCGCATCTGGGAATACATTGGCTCACTGCTGGGCAGGCTGCTCATTTGAAGAAATTTGTGATTCGGTTGATATTCCAATGGCTAGTTTGTTTCCTGAAAATGGTTATCGCCAAGAAAGTTACCGCAAAAAGCCTCATAAAGATAAAGATTATCACGAATTTGTCCTGCATATCTCTGACCAGCAACGCAAAGATGGTAAAAAGCAGAGCAAAGAGGATAAGGACACAGAGATGGAATCGTTTATGGCTCTGAGAGGCTCTCATTGAGCGCTAGAGCGACATTCTGGGCTTGGGAGGTAGAAGTGCCTTCATCGGAAAAGCTCGTCCTGCTGTGCTTGGCAGATTGCCATAACGCAGATACTGGTCAGTGCAATCCCAGTGTGAATTATATTTGTAAGAAAACATCTCTCGCTAGAGGTACAGTCTTGAAGTCTTTAAAGGAGCTTAATGATTTAAAAATAATCAGCAGAAAGAAAGTCACAGGCTCATCAAACTGGTACACCATTCATATGGGTAGTATCAATATTGATACCAGTGAAGTATCAAATTTAGTACCACCACCAGTATCAAATTTGGTACTTAAACCTACAAGTAAACCTAAAAAGAACCTACGCTGGGAAGATGGGGATTTAGAAACCGCAGAAAGCATCTATAACTTGCTTCTTGCGTTGAACCCTAAGCACAAAAAACCATCAATGGAAACTTGGGCAAATACTATACGTCTTATGCGTGAATCAGATGGTCATACGCATTTCGACATTATGGATTTATTCAGGTTTGCTAATAGCGATAGCTTCT